TATGGTCTGACTATTGCCCCGCTTGGTGTGAATGACTTAATATTACTCCACGATTGGTCGGGATACCCTATCTTTCCAGCAGTGCCAGGAGATGGCGCATTAAAGAATTTTCTGTGTTCTGGCTTTAGCGGCGTGTCTTGATTGCCGCTCCTTGACGACAATGGTTGCCCAGTTAGTTCTGGTCTATTCGGGTCTTGTTGTTTTAGAAATTGCCCCTTATAGGCGATTAACCCCATATTATACAAATAATCAAGCTTCATTTAGTGATACCGCAGCCAAAAACCCGGTATTCCATTTGTGAAATGATAAGTCCGACACATTTAATTTATTTTGCTTAATAATATCACCAATTAATGTTTTCAGTTCTTCTGATTTTTGCGCATCGTCAGCGATATCTGGCTTGTCGGGGCCGAGTGGACGCATTAATATTACTAATGTATTTCCGTTGCCCATTCCGTAAGCATTTGAAAATATTGGATCCCATTCAGAAATACCACCAATGTTGATGCGTTCGAGCTGATATCGTAGGCGGTTTGATAATGAACCCAACAATTTCTCATTGAGGATAGGCATTTATTCGCGGATTTCCTTATCTATTGCCGACCATAAATCATCGTCGTTTATCCCAAGTTTCTCATATACATTATTTATCGATTCACTAGTCTCTTCGTTAATAGCACGCACCGCCGATATCTTTTGATCTTGATCTGCCGTCACTTTATATGTAACCTTCCAGATTCCACTTGTGGTGTTTACGTTAACTGAATCTTCAAATGCTTCCATATAGATCCCACCCTTACCGCCCCTATCGCCTTCGGGTGCTGGCCCACCACCAGTGAATGGCTTAGAAGTTTGCGGCTTTCTATTATCCGCATGGCTTGTCATGTCGGCAATCTCATCCATATTTGGATTCCATCCAGCGTCTTGCTCTGACGGCTTTGATGGAGATAGTTCATTGACCATTGCGTCGAGGTATTTCAAAGCCTGAAGTCGTTCCTCCATTGGAACGGCTCTAGCTGACATCTCTTTCTCGAAAGATAATTTGAAAGTTGGGTTGTCAATGTACTTATGACTGTGTACTGCAAAGAACGCGGACGTTAGGGAGTCGGCAAACGGCGATTCAGCTGCTTTTAGCGCGAATGCGTCGTCTATACCCTCCCACCTAAATTGCGACGTATGTGAGGTTTCATTATGAATAGGAACTCCGAGGCGAGCATCTTGCTGCAGCATGGACGATATCGCCTCGAGCAGCATTTTTTCATTGGGATTAAGAGCCATAATAGTCTCCTCATTCTTTCTATATTTACATTTGATTAGGATCGAACATTGCTTAAACAATTTGATATAGTACAAATTAAGTCAGCTAAGAATATTAAATTCTTATCTGGCCCACCAGGCAGACCAGCATCACCACAAGGCAACTGGTCTGTAATTGGTTTTATCGGCTCCGACGTATTAATATCCAAAGATGAGACAGTAGTTAGAACGCCACTTTCGGAGATAAGACTAATAGCGTCATACAACCCGAATGACTATATAAACCGTAAATTAACAAAGGAGGCTAAAAATGGCGAAGAAAAGAAATAAAAATAAGGGCGAAGGAGATTCTGAGTTTCCAGAGAACGAAGAGAATGAAGTAAACGAAGATTTGCAAGGTGCAGAAAATGCCATGGCTGCAATCAAAAAGAGATTTGGTGACGGCGCGATTATTCGAGGTGATGGTACAATTATCAAAGACATAGAGTCTATATCTAGCGGGTCGTTGGCAGTAGACATAGCTCTTGGGATAGGTGGATTCCCAAAGGGTAGAATATGTGAAATATTCGGTGCGGAAGGTAGCGGGAAGACAACGCTTGCACTTTCGACGGTAGCTTGTGCACAAAGAGCCGGTGGAACAGCTGCATATATTGATGCCGAGCATGCCCTTGATCTTGGGTATTCTAAAGATATAGGCGTCAATATGAGCAAATTGTTAGTGTCTCAGCCAGACTCTGGTGAAGAAGTATTGACGATCGCTGAAATCTTATGCAAATCGAAATCAGTCGATGTTATTATCATTGACTCAGTCGCCGCAATAGTACCAAAGGCAGAGTTAGATGGTGAAATTGGTGATTCGCATATCGCAGCGCAAGCAAGATTGATGTCACAATCTCTCAGAAAGATTAAGGGCGTTGTAAATCAGAGTAAAACTGCTCTGATTTTTATCAACCAAATAAGAGAAAAAGCAGGAATGTCATTTGGAAACCCAGAGACTACGCCTGGTGGTCGAGCCCTAAAGTTTTATGCTTCAGTTAGAGTTGATCTAAGAAAGGTTGAGGGTATTAGGTTGTCATCAAAGGGCGAAGAGGCCCCGATTGGCCACATAGTTAGAGCGCACATAATCAAGAACAAGGTTGCGTCACCATTCAAAAAAGCTGAATTTGAAATTTATTATGGCAAGGGTATCAGCGAAGAAGCTGACATCTTGAATCTTGGTGAGCAGTGCAAGATCATCCAAAGGACAGGTAGCTGGCTTAGCTATGCATCGCAGAAGCTTGGACAGGGGAAGCAGCCCGCCATTAAGTATCTTAAGGACAATCCAAATATAGCTAAGGAGCTCAAAGAGATGATCTTGGATTTGATGATACCCAACAGGAAAAGGAGAGAAGAAGATGGCAGCGTCAAAGCCTAACTGGGATATCGGAGATCTAGTTTATGTTGAAGCGTCTGCAAAAGTGGGGTTCTTGGAAGCCTATAAGGTTTCCAATATAGTCCGTGCAAGAGGCAGGTGGCTTTATACAATCGACGTCAATCAAAAACCACCATCGGAACCAACCGTGATGTCAATGGTAGACATCAAGAACACTGATCAGATATTCTTTGATGAAAGTGAACTCATTAATTACAAAGACGCGCTTCTGCTCATGAAACGCTCGCTTGATATCAAAACCAAGCGCGTAAATCAACTAATTAAGAAGTATTTCCCAGAAGGAACTGAGACATGAACGAGGTATTGGGGAAAAGTGAAGAGAGGCCATTTGGGCCAAATGAAGAGAAGGCCATTATATCTTTGGCCTTTACTGCGCCGGAGTTCTTTAGTTCTGTTGGACAGCATATAGATACAAAATATTTCCATCTACCAGAAGTTAAGTTCGTGCACGCAATTATCAGCTCGTTATACGAAAAACATGAAGTGATGCCAACACGAGAGATGGTGCGCGACATTGCAATGAAGCAATTGTCGGTGGATGATGACTATCAAAGAATATTAGACGTAGTAGATCGACCATCGGATCCAAGAGAAATACCAACGATTAAAGATACTGTCATTGATTGGGCAAGAAGTAAGGCATATGGATTGCTATATGATGAAGAGGCTATAGACGCGTATGAGAGTGGCGATTATGATAAAATTTCAGAAATATTCGAAAACGCACAGAGAATTGTTGATGTATCACAAGCTGGAGATGAATTCTTCAAAACCTACAAGGATATTTTCAATCTAGATTTTGAGGAAAAATTAACGACTGGCTTCAGAGATCTAGATAGGCTTATTAACGAAGGTGGTCCAACTCGTGGGGAAGTATTTGTTTGGATGGCACCAACAGGGGTTGGCAAATCACTGACATTGGTCAATTCTGGTGCGATGTGTTTCAGATCTAATCTTAAAGTTCTGCATGTTACACTTGAACTTTCGAAAACCAAGACCAAGATAAGGTATGCAGGAGTTTTTAGTAGAATACCGACAACTCTAAGAATTCAGAATAAAGAAAAGGTTGAAGCGGCGATTGAAAAGGAAAGATCAAGCCATACTGGCGACATAATAATATATGAATTTCCACCAGATGAAATTAGTGTCGATACTATATACCAGATAATAAAGTGGCTCAAAAAAAGTAAAAATTGGGTAGCTGATGTTGTAATTATTGACTATCTAGAACTAATGATGTCCAAAAGGTCTTATTACAACAAAGATGACTACGTTAGACAAAAAAGGGTTGCAACCGAGATTAGAGGTCTTGCACAGAGCGAGCACGTTCTGGTTTTTACTGCCACGCAAACCAATAGAGAATTAGGCGCTAGGAAGGAAAAGAGTGAGGGAGGTGGCCAGGGTGGCGGAGGGGGCGGAGGCGGCGTGATCGATATAAATAGAGCAGCTGAATCGTATGGTAAGATGATGCCATCTGATTATGTGGTTAGCATTAATCAGAATTCAGAAGAGTATGCTGCTGGTAGATTTAGGTTTTATGTGGCCAAAAACAGAAATGGATTTAAATTTAAGACGATCAGTGCCAAAGTTGACTATAGCACAATGATTGTCGAAGTAGATAAGATGCAGTCAATAACATAGGACATAAATATGCCAAGATATAATTACGCATGCCAGAGTGGTTGCAAATTGTCAGATGTCAAGAGTGAGCTAAAAGACGTTGTGATAATTGTGGCCAAATCTGGTAGGCTGATCTGGGAAGAAGCACACAGTATTAAAATCACACCTTCTATTAAATGCCCTCTATGCAGAGGCGCGGCATCAATAACACTTGAGGGGGTGCTTGCGCCTGTATCTTATATAAGAGGTTACGGCTATCTCGACAAAGCTGGGTGCAGACGGAACATGAACTTGCACAAGTTGACAACAGATGATCCGTATGCACACATGCGAGAACGAGGAGAGGCAGACGACCTCAAGTGTCGGCTTAAAAAGGGTAAAACACCAGTCAAGAAGTATTTCGCATAATGTTATTATTAACAGCCTTCGACTACACAAAATATCCATATAAACCGTTATTGTCGTTACTTAAAATTGGCGACAGGACGGAAATTTTTTATTTATATGCCAAAGGGTCCAACCGGAAGATATACGATGTAACCTCTGACATATTTGCTATTGGGAATATCGTGGACTCATCGCAGGAACCAGTGTACCTTAATGACGCTAAATCGCATATAATTGCATTTAATTTACGAAATAATCATAATCTATACCAACTAACAGCCGCCATACCCACACTAAGCAACAATAGATATATAGAGCTATTTAATTCAATTGCTTTAGTTGACCTTAAACCAGATAGATGGAGGAACCTACTCGGCGCCAGTTCCTCCACATACATATCAATGGAAAGGAAGCCGATATTTCTCGATGAAATAAAAGTACAACCGATCTACGCACTTGATACTTATACTGGTAGATCTAGGTGTCATAACTATAACATCCAAGGTGCTCCGGAAGACACTCCAATCAGAACGGAAGATGCAGATAACTTATTCATATGCTGCGATTGGATGGCTGCAGAAATTAGGGCTGCAGCCTTACTGTCTCATGATGAATTGTTAAATGAAAGTTTTATAAAATCAGATCCACATACGATGTTATCGGAGGAGCTTGGTATTCCAAGAGATGAATGCAAACGCCTATATATGCGCACGATTTATTCTATTGATCTTGATTCCCCAATCTTGGAAATATATCCAAAGTTAAAAGAGTGGATGCAGAATCAGCTAAACGCGCTGGAAAGGGATGGCTCTTTATGCTCGCCTCTTGGTCGAAAATTTAAATTGGGTAGTCGTGACACCAAAAGCGTATTTAATGCGGTATTGCAAGGGACGGTTGCCCACGCGATGCAATCATCATTAATAAAATTGTCTGATAAATTAAAAGCATATATGCTCACTGAAACACATGACTCAATCATATTCTCTTGTAGATCAGGGCTTGTGCCGCACGTAATAAAAGAAGCAACACAGGTGATGTTAAGACCATTGACTGAAATGGATACGTTCCCTCTTAGAGTTTATGTTGGGCGTCAATGGAAGAAGTGGAAACTATATAGGGAATATAGATGAAGGATTGGTTTTCAGAAAACGTGCCAGAGGATATCGCCAAACGTATAGTGCGTATCAGGGCTGAGATTGGTGAGGATCAGGTAGTAGATAGAGATTTTAGGCCAGACTTAGCGATCGACTATGAAACGCTTGAAGAATCATTGATGACGGCTCCGCAAACTTTTGCGTTCTGGGCGATGGTCTATAGCGAACAAAAAGCATATGTGGCAAAACTTGATAGAATATCAAAGCGTAGAAGAGCACAAATATACGATCTAATAATTGAAGAATCGCAGAAAAAGTCTGTTAAAGTACCAGAGAAAATACTTCGAGAGCTAGTCGAAAAAGACGATAAGCTATTGGAAATTGAGAGCAAATTAATATTGGCTAATCGTACTCTTGGCAAACTTTTCAACATTGTCGATGCGATGAAACTCAAAGTTGAGGCATTGCGATCGTTGGCTGGATTCAAAAGGCAAGAGCAATCAGCACCGTAAGGAGATTTCAAATGCAAGAGTCTGAAAAGAAGAAAATGCTCGAGAAGATGCGCCAGCGCATGAAGGACGAAAAGGGCAGCTCTAGGGACCCAGCGATGTTTAGGGTTCCGAACACTAAACCGAACGAAACATTTAAGTATCGATTTGTAGTGCTTCCCGGTATTGCCAAAGGCCAGAAATGCATCACTGGTGAAGCGTCTGCAACTATGGATGAGCGCCAATGGCCCGGTGAAGATGGAACAATTAAGAAGATGCCATGGTTCTGCGTTAGCGGCGGTCTTCACTGGATTGATCGCAGGCCATATGGTTGTCCAAGGTTATTCGATAAAGCTAAATGCCCTTGGTGCGAACTCGGATTTGAACTTCGCAGAGAGTGCGATGTTGAAGACAAAAAGCGAGCACTCGCCAAGCTATATCTCCCCAGGACAATGTCTGCAGTGAATATTTATTTCCCTCCATCGAACGTCAATCCCGCTGATCTTCATGGGAAGGTCATGTGGTATCAAATGCCAAAGACCGTTTTCGATAAGATGGAAGAGTGTTGGATGCGTGACGGTCCTGGCGATGATCCAGAAAATGACCCAAAACCCTACGGCATGTTCTGGGATCCAGAGGATTGTTTAATATTCCAGGTTGAAGTCACACACAAGAGTGGTTATAACAACTATGAAAGCTCAAAATTCCTGGTCAAGCGCCACAGGCTTGCCGAAACACCAGAGGAAATTCAGGCAATCCTCGATCAGCGCCACGATATCGTAGCCAAGTTCCCGCCTAGAAATGCCAAGGAACTCGCAGACTTACTCGAGAAGGTTGGTCAAGGCGAAATCCCGAAGACTAGTGGCGCTGATGGCGACGAAGACGAAGAACTTCCAGAGCAGAAGAGCGCACCAAAGGCAGCACCATCCAAATCTGCTCAGCAGAAAGCGGCCCCTGCTCCTGCGGCACCGGCACCGGCGGCACCAGCACCGGCACCTGCTCCTGCGGCACCGGCACCTGCTCCTGCGGCACCGGCACCTGCCCCAGCACCAAAGGCATCAAAGCCAAAACCCACCATCGATGAAGACGATGGTATGCCGTCAAGCAGCAAAAAGCCTGCTCCTCCGACCACAGCACCGGCAGCCGCTAAGGCTAAGGCCACGAGCTCAGTAGATGAAGTGGATGATCCTGAGCTAAAGAAGCTGCTAAACGAGGTCAGGGAAGAGATATAGGCTTTCATGCGAAGCTGTGAGCACCTATTAATTGATGGCAAGAATGCCATATATCGTGCTATATTTGCTGGATATGGGGATCCAGCATTTAAAGCGACCGGATATGACTATTTCGTAATAATGGTTAGATTTATTGGTAGTTATATTTCATTATTTAATCCTCATAATGTACATATATTTTGGGATGGACCTAGAGATAAAATATGGAGGAAAGCGATAATTCAAGAGTATAAGGAGCACAGAGCAGAAAAATACAAAGATCTTGAAATCGATATTCATAGCGAGTTAAAAAGACAAGTTGGTTTATCAATCGTAGCCTTCAAATATTTGAATTGTAGACAATATTATAGAGAAGGTATGGAGGCTGACGATCTTATATATTCATTCTGCACGCTAAATCGCGAATCAACTGTGATAATATCAAGCGACCAAGATTTCAGGCAGATAAGTTACAAAATGGATCATGTTCATATATATAATCCATTATCAAAAGAACCGCAGGTAGAGCCAAAGCCGGATGTCGATGTGGTAATTGTTAAGTCGCTTATGGGAGATAAGTCAGATAATATTATCGGGTATTACAATATTGGGCCAGTCAAGTCAACAGAAATGGCTAAAGATAAGCCTAAGATGCAGGAGTTCCTTAGGTCAAATAAAGCAATTGTTATGGTTGATGGCGAGCCTAAGGTAGTAGGTGATTCGCTGTTTATGAGAAATAGACGAATTATTGATTTATCGTGGTGCCCGCACATTGCGGATAATTGTGAGTATGTGGAATATAAACAGCAAACTATGATAATCTTAGATCAAAAAAAGGTTGAAAATATGGCAAATCAGAATAGAGTGCGCGGCTTACCTTCCGATTTACCAAGATATATACCACAATTTATGGCTTTAGCGTCACCACGACATACTGGTCAATGTGATTAGGTATGAATCCGTCAGCCACTTCTAGTTCAAGATAATCTTTAAGTGTTGGATTATTGGCTGTATTTGGGATTGTGTTATCTTCTATGACTCTATGCTGAGTCTCGAACGATAGATTCTCCTGAATTGTGGACTGCTTTTTAATCACACCGCCGCCAGGCTTCACTCTTACCATTCCAACGTAGGCAACGTGTACTTGCGCCATGTTAGCCTCCTTCGTCCATACTTACTTTTGATTGTTTAGTTTCTATGAGCGCATATTCTTTCGACATAATTTCGAAAGTTTCCTTAAATGTGATCTGGTTCTTCCTACTTGGTTCTTGTGCCAATAACCATTCCCATCTATTTGGTAAATTATTACAAAGCCATTTATAAAACGCCACCGGTGCCTTATGCGGCGATAGCTCAAACGAATATTTATGATGCGATGCGCAAATCGCCAAGCCATTCATTACCGCGTGGCGATGCGAATACATTTCTCTTGGGATCATATGGTGTGCTTGGACATATATTTCTGAGCCGCACACCGCGCATTTTCCATTGCCGACAATAAATACAAGCTTCCTCCAAATATTGTCAGCCTTATTTCTCCACAACCTTGAGTTGTGGTCATCCCTCTTCTTTTGTAATTTACTCTTCTTAAGCTTCATATAATATATACTTATGCACTTGTATGCGTATATATTAGTGCGCTCCCATGTGCCAAAAATAACTTAGTCATTTGGGAGAGTCGCCATGGCATGCTGTGGAAGAGCTCGCGGAATTAAGATTCAACTCAACAATGGAATTAGGAGTGGTAGAGATAAATGCCCAGTATGTGGAACGCAACTAAGAACAATATATGCCTTTGATCCTATAACCAAAAAACAAAACGTCCAAAAGAAATGCTCAAATCCAAAATGTAACTACCGGAGAAAGATTTAATGGCCAAATATATGGCAATATGGGTAGCTGCCATAATATTTATAGAGGCGGTAGTCGAAATAGAAGTAGAATCGGAGCTATTCAAAGCAATCCGCGCCAGGCTTATGCCATCAGAGCACTCACGATTCATCACTATTAGATGGTACATAAACGGGTTATTCAGCTGTGGATATTGTTTGTCTGTTTGGGTTAGCGCAATAGTTGCGTTATTTGTGCCAACTAAGTTTATCAACGATGGGATGGGGTCATTGCTATCTGAAATTGTTGATTGCCCGATCATTTTTATGGTATCTAGTTATATAATAAGTGTATTTGTGCTCCATAGGTTTTCGAATTGTTTGCACGAATTAATTCATAGATGGATCAATCGAATGCCATACATCATGGCATTTAGACCAGTATCTGATTTCAGTATAACGAATGACATCGTTGGAGGCATCAATGGAAAACCCACCACAGATAACGGACGTGGTGCTGAAGAACGAATCGGAATTGAACCAACTATTAGTAAACTTCCAACCATCGAGCAAGAGCCACGTCCGGAAGACTCTAATGGACGGGTTTGAATCGTTGCGTAAGAGAGTAGAAATTAGTGGTAAGTTGGATGACATTGACTATACAAGATTTGGGGAATTCCAGCCAGCTCCAATGCACCTAAACCTATCAATTAGATCTCTAGATAACTTCATTAAAAGAAGGATGGGTGGCGAGAGGGTTGATCTTAAGATTCAATGGACAATTGGCCAGACTAAATTCACATTTGATCCCTGGAGTGGTTGCCTTGAAAGAAGTTCTTGAAGTTGCGATTGTTGGTGTCGGTATAGCATCGGTGTGGTTCTATATCAGAAGTCTCGTGACGGGTGATCTTACGCCCAGATCATTTATGAGATGGGGCGCAATCATAATACCAATTAGTATTTTAATGTCTGGTGGATTAAAGGCACTACATATTATATGATAAAATCATTTCAAGTCGGGTTGGCGCAGTACATGCCGATTCAAGAGTGGGAGCCAGAGGTTGGCGATATTATAATATACCACGGGTGGATTGTGCATTGGTTTGGTTTGATAAACCAAATCGAACCTAATGGTATCGTTAGCGTTGTCAGAGCAGGGATACCGATTCTGTTACTAACGATGGGCCAATCTAAGATGAGCAAATCAATCTCTAAAATTGACTCAGATGAAATAAAATTGTCAACTGGTGGTAAATATGCAGTTGTAAAGAATGTTAGAAATGCAACAGTCTGGTACGTCTAAAATCCCTTCCATAATAGCATATCCAGAAATATTACATATCGATAGAGTTCCAGAGCTGAAAGATAGGCTAGTTTATATCATAAGATCATATAAGCTAGATGGAACTTCTATATTAATCTTTAGGAATAGTGGTAAAATCGGAATAAGGTTTGGTGATTTTGCTGGAAATATAATTGAACCAGAAAAGTTAGATAAGAAATTCGCCGCTAATTATGTTGGTCCACTAGTCGATTTAATGAATCGAGCAAGAATACCGCAAGCGCAATTTTATTTTTCTGGTGATATATTGGTTGACATTAGAACACATTTAGATAAGATGTCTGGACCCGGCATGGTTAAAGAACTATGCTCTAAAATAATCCCAACACAGGAGATAATTGCTATTAAAAAATTAGACGATGGCTTGCTGAAAGAACTTCCATCAATGGGCCAAGTTATATTAAAACATAGTTCATTCAAAATTATTGTAAGAGGAGATAAATTCTTACCACTTTATGCGAGGTCGGGATGAGAAGGCTATCATCTGCGCAGCGAAGGATTATTTCCGAGCAAGAGACGCTTGGGGTAGATAAGTTAAAACCCACAATAAAACCCACAATAAAACCCACAATAAAACCCACACCAAAGCCAGAGCCAGCTGGTGATGAACTTGCAACACTCGAGCTGCCTGAGCTAACAGAACCACCAGCTGATCAGCCTGAAATTGGTGATGTAGAACTATTACAAAAATGCAGAGAATATTTAGAAGAATCAATCTCCAATCTCAATAAAATCGGAATCATACTTGGCGCGAGGTTAAAAGATTTCTCAACAAGAGAAAGTTTACTAGCCGTTAATAGTCAACTAGATAAAGTGATCGACGCAGTAAATGAAAGAATTCTTAGGCAGGCTTCTAAAGATGGATATGATGTCAGCGCGATGCTTCCAGGAGAGCAGAAATGAAGCTAGATCTATTATATGAGACGACCGTAGTTGGTGCCATAGCAATTAAGCCAGCAGCCTTTGATGGCGATGGTAAGATTGACATTGTAAGACCAAGAGGGAGACAAAGGTGGTATTTGGCGTATGCAAACGACAGTTACACCGATGGTTTGATGGAAAAGAAGGATTCAACAACTCAAAAGGAAACTATACAAGTTGGTGATCAACCAAAGAATGTCAAAACATTAGTCTGGCAACCGCAAAAGACAGGTGGAATGACCAACAAATCATTATATATACCAAAGGGTACGATAGAATCCAAACCATATGGTGGTAGTGAAATGTGGCACACAAATAACCCAGCCAAACATCATGATGAACATATCCTAAAGCCATCCCGGTGATATATAAAATGGTTAAGATGCACACGAGGGCGTATGTCAAGGTTAGTAGAATACGTCAATCCTCATCCACATACAGTTCAGATAACTGGCCCCAATAAAGAAATTCATCGCATCCCAAAATATGCAAAAGTTGTCCTGTCTGATTGGTATATTGATCGCTATACTCCAAAGTTCTTACGAGTTGCTAGGATACTTAGCGACCAAGGGCTGCCAAACCGATCAAATGGCGTTTCAGTACAAACAACAAGACCGTACGTTCTTGGTGCGCAAGTTGCCGTGAGAGCACAAAAAATTAAGAATAGTGAGCATAGGATTATTAAAGCCACAGAAGGTATAAGAAACATCGTAGATGGTGTCAGAAGTACCAGAAGTCAGAGGAAGGAGCTGATATCTAGGGGCCGCATAGTAGGTAGGACTATCCCAAATGCCTCGAAGATTTATAACCAAGTAGTTCAAGACGTTTTTATTGCTATCAGCAATAATATTGGCGTCGGCATCATGAGTTATAACAGACTTGGGCCTCTCCAACGATTGGTGGACTCTATCAGAAAATATACCGATCTTTCTAGAACAACTATATTCATAAGTGATGATGGATCAACCGATCCTAGCCTAAGACAATGGCTCTCTACGCAAGATGATATGGTAGTGTTAAATAATCACGACAATCTTGGAGTAGCTGGCAATTCGAATAGATTACTAAATTGCCTCAAAAGATTTAAGCATAAAATAATATTAAATGATGATGTAGAAATATTGTCGAATGGGTGGGAAAAATTTTATGCCGATGTTATGGCCAAAACCGGTCTCCACCATTTATGCTTTAGACAAGATGGGTTATGTGGCGCATCTAGGGGTGAAGGTCGCAAATCTGTGATCAACAATGTTTTGGTGCAGACCATAGGAGAGAAACCACATGGTGCTGTGATGGCATTTGATGACGTAGCGTTTGATAAAGTTGGGTATTTTGATAGTCAATTGGGCCATTATGGCATGGAACACGTTGATTGGTCAAACAGAGTTGGATTGTCTGGCATTCAACCAAGTGGATTTCACGACGCATCTGGTTCAGATAAGTTCTTTATAATACATAAAGAGCAGTCGGCTGCGACCAATCGAGGCGCTCACTTAAAAGAAAATCGAGCACTTTACAACCAGTTACAAAACGATAGGTCAAGAATATTAGTCCAATGTGCAC